TTGACACCCACACCTAAAGATAATGAAATGCTTGCAAAAGTTTATTGGTTAATAGATTGGTGTGCAATTAATGTTGGCAAGGCAAAAGATAAATGAGCTGGCTTAAAAAATTAATAAACTTCTTTAAGCCTTTACCAGCAGATGAGTTACCTAATCCCTTGAAAGAAGAGGAGCATGAAACAGAATTGGTTAGAGCAAGAAATAAAAAAGGTAGATATGTAGCAGATGACCCATCTACTCCTGATGTAAATGAAGCTTATACAACTGTTAAGGTCAAAAAAAAGAAAAAATAGTGACATGGACAACCTGCAAGAAGCTATTGCTAAGATAGAATCTCATGAAAGAGAATGTAGCATCAGATATGCAAATATCGAAAGAAGGCTAGAGTCAGGCACCAAAAGATTTGATAAATTAGAAAACATGATATGGGGTGTTTATCCTTTTATTGTGGTAAGTGTCATACTAGCTAAGTTTTTATAATGGAAGATCATACAGGCAGATTTTCAGGAGACATGGATAGAAACGAAGTCGAAATGGACTTAAATAAGTTCATGGCTATGATTGAAGAAATATCCCAACTTAAAGACAAAATTAGAGAGCTAGAAGATGCCACCAATGTTAATCCTTGGCAAAAGGTCATACATCTAGCAAGAGCAGTAGATTCATGGAGAATATTTCCTAGAATCTTTGTGGTTGTCTACATTTATCTCATGTATGAATCAGTCATATGGTTCATGAACCTACCTGAGCCTAACTTAGAGCAGTCAGCTTTAGTCTCAGTGGTGGTAGGTGCCATGGGTGTAGTCTTTGGTGTCTATTCAGGCAAGTCAGGTCAAAGCAAAGGCTTCAAAGGAGAAGATGACAATTAATGTATGAATATGGCTGTCAGGTCACTAGAGTGGTTGATGGTGATACTGTTGATGTTATTCTTGATCTTGGCTTTTCTATTCTTCACAAGTGTCGTGTCAGGCTTTATGGGATTGACACGCCTGAATCAAGAACAAGAGATTTAGATGAAAAAGCAAGAGGCAAGCTTGCTTCAAAATTCTTAGAAGATGCAATTAAGGGTGGTAAAAAAGTAGTTTTACGATCTAAATTAAAAGATTCTAAAGGAAAGTATGGTAGAGTTTTAGGTGAGATTATTGTAGATGACATAAATATAAATGTATCTATGATAGAAAATTATTTGGCTGTTAAATATCATGGTCAAAGCAAAACAGATGTAGAAGCAGAACATTTGGTAAATAGATTTAAGTTAATAGAATTAGGAGTTTTTAATCCAAGTGAACAAGAAGGAAAAAGATCAAAGAAAACATGACAACATGCTTGTATGGGCAGGCTTTCTTTTTTTAATTACTCTTGTTGTTGGTATATCAATTAAAGCCAATGCACAATCAACACAACAATCAGGCACAGCTTGTGTAAATGGCACCCAGTATTGTGAAAACAGCAATGTTTACACCACAAATCAGACGACCACAAATAATACAAATTCTAACACCAATCAAAATACCAATAATACGACCACGAATAATACAAATAATTCAGTCAGTCAAAATACGAATATAAACACATCTACTGCTACAAATAATAATGTCTCAAGTTCTACAAATGTAAACACCAATGTCTCGACCTCGACCTCAAGTGCCACCTCACAAAACACGAACATTAACACCTCAACATCTACAGTAAATTCCACTGTAAATCAGACAGTTAACAACAATAATGTTTCTCAAAGCACCTCTAATTCAGTTTCACAAAATACCAATATCAATAAATCTGAATCAGAATCTAAGGTTGAAACCAGCAATTTGAATCAAAATATGAATAACACAGTTTCAGATAATACCAATCGAAACATAAATCAAAGCTCTAGCACACAGACTATTAGGCAAGAAATAAAAAGTGAGGCACCACCCGCATCAGCTATAGCACCAAGCATCATGAGTTATTCACAGGATTTATGTACCACTGGTGTAAGTGGAGCTTTTCAAGGTCAAGTCTTTGGTTTAAGTGGTGGCAAGTCTGTAAGGGATATGAACTGTGAAAGATTAAAGTTATCAAAGTATTTGTACGACATGGGTATGAAAGTAGCGGCAATTTCTCTTCTTGCTCAAGATGAAAGAGTGTTTAAAGCTATGTGGCAAGCAGGCACACCTGCTCCTTATGAAGGTAAGATTGGAGCAGAAGCCAAAGAGCTATGGCTGGCTAACCCACAAAAAAGACCTGATAAAGCAGATTTTGAAGCAGAGTTTGTAGAATCCTGTATACAAGAACGAAATCCCAAAAGAGATGAAATAAACAAAGATGTTGTTGGAGCAGTCAAGGTTATTTATACAAGAAAAACAAAATCTAAAAAACAATGCAAAAAAGAGCTTTATGGTGGTTAGTATGTTTTTCTTTAAACATACCAGCACAATACATTTACGAGGCTAATCAAGACCTCTTTCAATTACAAAAAAATGCCAACAATTTTGAAGGTGAACTAGCCTATGAAGTAGGTGATGATCAGCTTTCTCCATCTATAGATTTAACCTTTGACTTTAATTTTTATGGGCAAACCTTTGATAAGGTGAGGCTTGCAACAAATGGGTGCGCACATTTTGGTCTTGGCACAGGGAATATAAATTACAACAATTATTGTGGTGACTATACTCCTGACCCTATAGGCTCTCAATATACTTACACCATGTTCCCATTTTGGACTGACCTAATTCAAGATAGTGGTTCAAGAATGAAGTCTTGGGGAGATAGCACAAAAATGATCTTAGGTTGGTATGACATGAAAGAATTTGGCAGAAATAATACTGACAATAGCTTTGAGATTATACTCTACCCAAATCACTCTTTTGAATATAGATATGATGAATTAGACATTACTAATCATGATGTGATTATTGGTGAGGTAGGTGCAAATAGCTCACAGGTTTATCAATATCTATTTCATGATGAATGTAATACAGGAAGCACCAATAGTGGTTCATGTGTATCAACAAATTGGAATAACACATCTTCTAACACCCTACTAGAGGGTGGAGGCAGTCTTTATGGAGTGGGCAGTGGCAATGGCATTGATTGTTCTAATCCACTCAATGATAGTAGCTGTTCAGGATATGCTGATGCCTTATTAACACAGCAGTGCAATATCACTCAACTTTATAGTCAGTCTTGCCCTAACTATTGGCAAGCCTATGATCAGCAACAATGTGATGATGACCCTCAATATGCATCCTTTTGTACTGGTTTTAGACAAGAAGAGTCAGTGGCTTTTTTCAATGAGGATAATGTTGATTATGGTTTTATAGATGAACAAGAGCAATTTGCTACTGGTATATTTGAAGATGAACACCATCATCATGGCTTTGAAGAGCCTTTTGAGATCATAGAATTTTTTGAAGAAGATATGCCATTTGTTTTTGATGACTTTAATGAACCACAAGAGTTATTTGGTGAGCCATTTAGAGATGAGTTTGAAATATTTTTTGAGCCTGAGCCACTACCATTTATTGATGATTTTCGTGGTCATGATGATTTTCTACCACAAGAAGATGTGTTTGTTGAACAATTTATCTTACAAGAGACTTTGTTTATAGAAGATTTTAGTGAGCCTGAAAACTTTTTAGTCATCAATACCATTGAAGAATTAGATGATTGGTTTGAAGAAGAAAGAAGAGAACATCATGAAGAACATAGAGATGAAGAACAGGTAGCTAATAATGATGAGCCTGAAGAAGAGTTTAGAGAAGAAATATTTGAAGAAGAGGCTGTGGAAGAAGTCTTTGAAGAATTAGAAGAGGTGTTTGCAGAACTTGAAGAGGAGTTGATTGCAGATGTAGAAGAAGAAATTTTTGCAGAGCTAGATGAAATTGAAGAAGAAATAGATGTAACTAACACTGATGCATCACCTTCAAAAAGCAAAATAATAGCTTCTAATGTAATTAAAAATGCTTTAAACACTGCAAGCAATAGCATTAATTATGGTGGTGGCAATTCACAAGGTGGCTCCACTGCCACAGGCACAGGTGGAGTTTCTTCACAAGGTGGCAACACATCATCAGGTGGTATAAGCACATCTTCATCTCCTAGCATGTCTGATCAAATAGCTAGTGCTAATGCACAAAACAATCAAGTTTTATCTATGAGTTCAGGCTCTAATGCATCTGTCACCATGAGCATCACACCTATGAATATGGGAGATGGTAGCACTCAAGTTGTTATGGCTGATGTGCAAGTTCAAGACATGCAAGGTCAAATTGATACAGCAGTGGGTGGTGTCATGACACAATCTGAGGCTGATCAAATAGCAGATAAAATTATTGCTCAAAACATTCAAGATCAACAAGAAGAAATGCAACAAGCACAACAATCAACAGGTGAGTACAGTGATGAGTCAAGCTTAGTAGCATTAATTGGTTATGTGCCTCAGTTTAGTGCTTACACAACCTATGAAATACCTGATCAAAATGTTTGGTATTCTTCTCAAGATATTTATGGTAACATTACCATGAATGATAACATTGAAGCTTTTTATGATTATGCAAGTACAAACATAAATAATTTACAAAGCATGATGCAAAATCAACCTGAAATATGGAGGTAATATGGATTGGTTACAAAATAAAACAACACAAATTATTGCTCTTGTTGGCATAGTAGGAACCCTTGCTGGCTTTGGCTACACTGGTGCTGAATATGTCAATAGACTAGAAAACCTAGAGGCAAAGATTGGTGGCATTAGTGAGGCAGAAGATAATGTGCAAGTCATTGAAGAAAGGTTTGCATCCATTGAGACATCTGTGCAATTTTTAGAGAAAGCAGTTGATAGCATAGATGTACCTGATGTTACAGAAATTAAAACAGATATAGCCACCATCAAAGCTGATTTAGAAAGCCTAGATAAACAAATAGAGGAAATTAAAGATGACAACAAGAATCCTCTTGCTGGTTAGTATATTTGTAATAGGTTGTTCAACACCATCTAAATTTATACCCATAGCAGAAAACTCTAGCTTAGAGTGGAATGACAAGTTTGACTCTGATGCATGGAGAGAAAAATATAAAAAATGTCAAGCATTTTTATATCATGATCATGGTGCTTGGGATTGGTGCATGGATAATGAGTAAAGTCTTAATAGGCATAGTTCTAGTCTTGCTTGCGATTTCATATTACTTATACAATCAAAACCAAATATTACAATCTAACAACATTGCTCTTGAGGGTGCTATAGCAACTCAAGAAGAAGCAATAAAATCAATTCAAGCAGACTTTGAATTGCAAACACAACAATTACAAGACCTTAATGTTAAAAGCCAAAAAGCACAAAGAGAACTAAACAGATATACACAGTTTATACAAAACTATGAGTTAGCCTCAAAGATATTGGCTGACCCAGTAGAAATGGAGAGGAAAATAAATAATGGCACAAAGCATATCATGGAGGACATTGAGAAACTCAGCACCACTGTTGATAATCTTGATGCTGGCTTGCAGTTGCAGTCTACTTCCAACTAAACAAATACAGGTTAGTGCAAAGCCTATAGAGAGGCAGATAGTACAACCCATAATGCCTAGAGAGATTGATCTTAGGCAACCTGAGTGGATTGCAGTCACACCTGAAAACTGGGAGGAGCAACTAGCAAAAATTGAAAAACAAGAAGGTGAATTGGTTTTTCTTGCTATGACTATACCTGACTATGAAATTATGGCTTACAACATGCAAGAAATTAAAAGATATATTACAGAACTCAAAGATGTGGTTGTGTATTATAGAAAAGTTACTACTAAAAAAGAGGAGGAATAATATGCATATATCAGATGCAGGAGTTGAATTAATTAAACATTTTGAGGGTTGTCCTACAGATGATGAGGGTAATTGTGTTGCGTATCTTGATGCAGTCAATGTGCCAACCATAGGCTATGGGCATACAAAAGGTGTAAAGATGGGTGATGTTTGGTCACAAGAAAAAGCTAACATGATGCTTGAAGAAGAACTATTAGAGTATGAAGGTCATGTAAAAAACTTGGTCAAAGCACCCCTTAAGGAGTGTCAATTTTCAGCTTTAGTTAGTTTTTGCTACAACTTAGGACCGACCAATTTAGGCAATTCTACACTTTTAAAAAAATTAAATAATTTTGATTATGATGAGGTGCCTGAACAAATACTTAG